GTTCTAGTGGTAGATGGGGATTTCAAGTTCAAAATAGTGACCCTAGATATGTTGCTTTAAGTAGATCAATGAATGGTACTTCATCTCCAGTTTTATCTATTGACCATGATACTGGTCATGTTGGAATAAACACTGGCACACCAGACTCAAGTTATAATTTTCTTGTTAAAGAAACTGGTGCTGGATCTGGAATAAAAGTGCAAGCAGTTGGGGCAGGATGTGAAGCTTATTTACAATTACAAGGTGAAACATCTGGTGGCTCAACAAGAACTATAATGTTTAAACAAGATAATGGTGATTCAGCAAGACTTGCTTGTTCTCAAGCTGTAGAGTGGACAATAGAGTCTAGTGATGTCGCAGCTTATAGAATGAAATCTGATAGACAACAAATTATGTCTATTAGTGGTGATCAAAATCCAGGAAATAATATGGCAACATTAACTCTTGGTTATCATCTTGGTGGTAATAAAGGTGGCTTATATATGCCGACTTATTCTTATTATGGAGATATTTATTTTGAAGTAAGGAATAATGACGCTAATAATGGTAGACAGCATGATGATATTTTATTTAAAAGAAATGGTTCACGACATGGTGGCATAAGAATTATTGGAAATAGTGGTGTAAGCTATCAGTCAATATCTGATTATAGAGAAAAAACAGATGAAAAACCTATAGATGATGCAATAGGTACTGTTAAAAAATTAAAGCCATATAACTTTAAATGGAAGAAAAGTGGAATAAGACAAGATGGCTTTTTTGCTCACGAAGTAGATGAAATATTAGACTACGCTGTTTCTGGTAAAAAAGATGCAACTAAAACTTATGAGGGTGTTGTTCTAAATAAAGAAGGCTATATGATTGCATCTGATGTTAAGGAAGAAGATTTTGACAAAAGATTAATTGATAAAGATGATGAAGAAGCAAGTCCAAAAGGTGAAACAACTTATCCTGAAGGTTCAACTTGGAAAGAAACATATGAAGATATTGATCCACAACAAATGGACCCAGCTAAATTAGTTCCTATATTAACAGCTGCTTTGCAAGAAGCTATAAAACGAATAGAAGTATTGGAGAGTAAATAATGGCATTATCAAAAATAACTAATGCATCAATTGTAGATAGTGCAGCAATTGCTAAAAGTAAATTAGCTTCACTTGATATTGTTAATGCAGATATAAATGCAAGTGCAGCAATAGCACAATCTAAACTAACTGCAGTAACTCCTGGCAATATGCCTACTGGTGCTGTATTACAATGTGTACATCATATACATAATAGTGGATCTAGTTATGCAGGAACTTCATCATCTGGACATGATATTTTAAATTATACGTTAACTACTAAAAGACTTAACTCTACTTTTTTTGTATCATATTATGTTGCTCATGGTATTCCTGGTACTGATGCTAATATGGATTCCCATGATATACATCTTCTTTGTTTAAGAACTGCTAGTGGAACTCATGCATATGTTGGTGGTAATGGTAACTTAACAAGAAATACAGCTGGTGCACCTACAAATGGAAAATTATATTGTACTGATGTTCCTATGTCTCCAAGTAGAAGTGCTCTTTATGGTAATGATTTTGATGTATTTCATAGAAGTGGTTCATTTGTAGATAGTCCAAATTTAGCTGCTGGAGTAACAAATCAATATAGAGTTAGAATGTTTAATCAAAGTACTATGTATATTAATAGAGGTAGACACGGTGCTCATGGATTAGCTAATGGTGGTGGTACAAGTAGTCTAGTAATTATGGAGATTGCTGCATGAACGATAAACCGAATACAAATAATTTTTATAAAGCACTAGAAGTTTTAAAAATAACAGATTGGAAATTTGAAGGTACTGACCCTACAAATGAAACAGAATTTAAAGCTGGTTTTAAAAAAGTTACTGGTGATGATGGTAGTGGTGGTGCTGTTTACACAGATGACCCAAGTAAGTTTGGTATTACATGGGCACAAATAAAAGCAGAGATGGATAAATTATAAGGAGAACAACATGCCATATATAGGTAAGCAATTAATACAAGGAGAGTTTATAAAGCTAGACAGTATTACTACGTCAGCTACAGCAACTTTTGCCTTGCAGCGTGCAGGTGTAGCCTTTACTCCAGCTAGTGCTGAATCAATGATTGTAAGTTTAAACGGAGTAACACAAGCACCTATTGATGCTTATACTTTAAGTGGTAGTAATATTGTATTTGCTTCTGCACTTACAAGTAATGATGTAATAGATTATATAATAGTACTAGGTGAAACAGGTTCATTAACTACACCAGCTGATGGTACAGTTACAGCAGCTAAGTTAAGTTCACAGTTAGCTAGAGGTGCTACACCAATTAGAATAAATACTAATACACTAGCGACTAGCCAGACAATAGCTTCAGGTGAAAATGGTAGTGTAGTAGGACCAGTAACAATTAATGCAGGAGTGACCATAACTGTCAATGGTACATTTACGGTGATATAATGAGTAAGATATTTGTTGATGAAATGAGAGGAAATACAAGTACAACCATTTCAATTCCTAGTGGACAAACTTTAAATGTAGCAGGTACTTTAACTTCTACACCAGGAGCAACATTAGCTGGTGGCCCAACTATATCTGGTAGTAGTACAGTACCTACTGGTAGTAAAATATCAGGAGCTGATACAGGATCTTTAACTGCACCTGGAATGTTTATTAATGCAGTAAGTGCATGTAAAACAGATTCATCATCTAATCAAAGTAGTAATAGTTTTTCTGATATAAGTGGATTAAGTGTAACAATAACTCCTAAATCAACTGGCAGTAAAATATTATTATTATGTAATATATCGTTATCATGCAGTGATGATGCAACTGGTAGATCTTTTAGGTGTTTAAGAAATGGTACACATATAGGAGGAGGAAGTGATGGTAGTAGAAAATCAGTTAACTTTTTTGCTTCACCTATGTCTACCGATCAAAATATGTCAGGAACTACAAGTTGGCACTACTTAGATTCTCCTAGTAGTACATCAGCATTAACTTATAAAATACAAATGACTGGATATAATGGAGCAGTCCAAACTTGGATTAATACAAACATGTCTAGAGGTGGGCAAGCATATGATGACATTGCTACTTCTAACTTTACAGCTATAGAGATTGCAGGATGACAAGTACAATACACGCAGATAAAATAATGAATTCAAGTGGAGATCAAGACTCTGGTTTAGATCTCTTAGTAAACGATCAGGTTAAAATAAAAACGGCTAATACGGATAGAGTAACAGTGACTGATGCTACAACTACTGTTGCTAATGATCTAGCTGCAAATACTATTAAGCATACTGGTGGTACTACTGGATTAACTATAAATAGTAGTGGAGTAGTAAGTAAACCAGCTACACCAAGATTATCAGTTTGGTTATATACTGGAATGACTATAGCAACTGCTACATATACTTTAGTTCAACTTAATGGTACTGATCTTATTTCTGGTGGTATGACTGGATTTACACATTCTAATAGTTATTCAAGATTTACAGCAGCAACTGCAGGAGATTATTTTGTATCAGCATCTATGCGATGGTATACAAATAGTGGTATAGCAGGTAGTAGATTAAATATAAATAAAAATGGATCTATGGTAATGGAAAGTTTTTCTAATTCACTAGCTTACTATGAACAGCTACATTGTAGTACTATAATAACACTAGCAGCTAATGATTATTTAGAGTTAGTTGTATATCAAGCAAGTGGTAGTAATCAAAGTCTTGCTGCTGGTAAGTATGTTAATATGAAAGCATTTTTGGTAGCATAGGAGAATAGAATGACATCAATTTTAAAAGTACAAAATATACAATACACGGATGGTGATGCTGCTCTTACTATTGCTGATGGTGGTGGAGTAACTGCTGCTTCAACTTTAGGTGTAACAGGTGAATCTACACTTACTGGTGGTGCTAAAGTAAATACTATTAAAGATACTACTGGTACTACTGGTATAACAGTTAATTCTGCTGGATTTATTTCAAGACCTGAAACACCTTGTATGTCAGCAAGTAAAAATATTTCTTCTCAAAATCAAGTTATTAGTGGCTCTAATATGTATGTTGTTGGTAGTCTTAATAGTAGTTATGGAAATTCTCATTCAGTAAACAATAAAAGTTATTTTGATAGTAGTACCTCAAGATTTACAATTCCATCAGGTCAACCAACAGGTTTTTATTTTTGTAGTTTTCAAACTATTTTAGGAATAGCAAGACCTTCTAGTGGTGTAAACTGGGGTTACATAGCAATAAGAAAAGGTAGTGGTAGTAATAATC